CATTTTTTATTTCTTTCTTTAATAGCTTTTACAATTTTAGCGATGGCATGTACATCACCAGCGTCTTCTTTAGGCAACATACTACATACTTCATCTGCCCAATTACGCGCAACAGTCATATTTTTAAAAGCCTTAAAACTGCGCTGCTTATGCTGTTTGGTTGAAGGCTTATAATTATGAACATGAAAGCGTGGCGTATACGTATGTTTAGTATAATCAGGATAGATAGACACTTTCTGGGTTGATTCTACGTGAGTATATATTTGTTTAGATTTATTATCTTCTACAATAAACATTATTCATCTCCTGCTTTTTTACGATTAAGGAAGTCACGATCTAATTTTTGGCCAGGAATTTTGCCGCGGCAATAAGATACGCCAAATGAAGCATAATTAATTAGATCTTTAAATGAGTCTTCAATAGACTCAAAATTTGGTTGATAATCTGGATCATGTTCCATTGCTTCAAGTACAGACCACAAACGTAAAGTTTTAGCATGAATAATATCCATAATAGATGCAATACCACGTGGATAATAATCTGCTTGTACAATATGTGAATTTTCATTTTGATAGTCACGAGATTTACGATCTTGCAATTCAGCGCATTCTTGCAGTACTTTGATTGATTCACGCATTAATTATTCCTTTCGATTGTATATATGTTTCTATTATACTACATTTTCATTGGAATGTAAATAGGGAAGTGGAGTAATATAATGACCACTAAATTGACTTCTATTAGCGCGGCTAAGATATTCTTTTGCTTCACAAATTTCAATCGCTTCAATAGTTACTTTATCGCCACATACATAAATACGGGACTTATCTCGGCCTCTTGCTCGATACGTAAGATAATGCGTCACATCTCCAGATAATGTACAAGTTTTCATCCAATTTAATTTACCATCATTAATATTATGCCATTTATCTATTTCTTTTACGTCAACCTTAAAGCCATTTTGTATGAAATCATGAGCTTTATCAGTAGGTTTATCTACTAAACCTTTATGTATTAAATCGCACTCTAATAAAAGTGAATCACAATTTATTCTTTTATCCGCATAGTTCTTTTTAAATTCATTTTCAATATAGTCAAGGTGATGTTGCTCTACTGTAATTTTATGATTATTAATCAAATTAAATATTTCATCCATAATATTATCCTTTATAGCAAAATTCAATTGCTCTGTTTGCTTCTTTAATGAGTGGTCGGTTTTCATACCAGTTACCTGTTTCCATATCAAGTTCTTTACAAAGCTTTTCAACTTCTTCTGCTGTAATTGGATATTTTCTTTTTATAGCATTACCGGCAATTGATACCATTATCTTATACATCAAATGATACCAACCAGTATTTGATATGCTTTTATATTCTATCACAAGGTTTTTATTAACAAATGGACAATTGTGATACGATGTCCAAGTGATTGTATTATTCTCAGATTGATCTTTACGATATTGTATTATTTCTTTTTGAATAGCATCAGGTAAATTATCAAAGAAATTCAAACCTCTTATTTCATTACGATAAGGATATTTTGCCATCAATTCAAGTGGCTCAATAAATTTACCTTTATTAATAAATAAAAAATTGTTTGCGTTTTCATATTGTGCTGGAATATAATACATACGACTAAGATCTTTAGTTTGTTTATCGCCCATTGATTCAATGAATGAGTTCAAAGCAAACCAAAAATGTTTAATATTATTGGCTTCAACAGCATTGGCTAAAGGAAATATAATACGAAACTTTGGAAAGTCAATAGTTGAACTTGCAGTAGAATAACAAACATAATAATAATCACCAAGTGTCTTATTAAGTTCTTCTTGTAAACTTTTATTATCTATTTCGTATTCATCAATATCAACTGCAGCCCACTTTGCCCAATGAGTTACGTTTGCATTTGCTCGTGTTGTATTAGGTAAATATACCGCAGGAGATATAAGTGATGCTTCTTTTTTTGACTTCACGTTCTTTTGTGATAATTCAACAAGTAAACTTTCGAACTCTGACCAATTATCAAAGTCCATTCGCTTATCTGTTTTATTATCAAATATTGATTTAAAGATCGTGAGAGAATACATTATTTATCGCCAAAACTTCCATTTTTCTAAGACTTCAGACCATGTAGGCGTTTTAAGATATTCAGATAGATTTACAAATTCATATTGATCTAATAGTCCAACATTACCTTTATGTGATGGTGATTTCCAACCTTTAGGTTTTGAAAGATCAGGTAAACCAAATTTGTTAGGACGTTCTTCTTTAACACCAGGTTTTTTTGCCATATTTGCTTTATGAACGGTGTCCCAAGCTTTGTTTGCATCAACGCCAAAGGCATCCATTGTACCGATTGCGACAACGCAAAGATCAACAAGACCGTCAACAATTTCATCTGCATCATGCATTTGAGTTTGAATTTCAGTCAATTCTTCTTGAAGGAAATTAACGCGAAACATAAGGTATTCTCGCATTAACTCTTTATTATCTTTATTCTTTCTAACCCATTCATTGACACCAAACTTTTGATGCATTTTAGAAATATCTTTTACCCAATTTTTACTCATTATAAATCACCTTTCAAATAGGATTTAAGATTAACATATATATCGCGAAGGCCCCATCCAAGAGAGAGTGAAGCAAACGCAATGAAAAACCATTGTATTGAATTAATTAATAAGTCTATCATTATTGATTCCTTTCATATACATATACGTCTGCTGTATTAGCATGACGAAGAGGAAGAGATGCATCGTAACCACGAGGGCTTCGACCATCAGCTAATGCATTCACTTTACGTGGACCACGACCTTGTAGTTTTACATAATACTTTTTATTATTACCTTTATTGATAATAGATACAGCTTTACGAATTTTTTCAAGTTCAAAAATGTCTCCAGCACAAAGAAAATCGATTGTTGTTACATAGTTTTTTGATTTACGAATATTCATTTATATGTCCTTTTGTTGTTTTAATATATTCATTATACCATAATTCATATATAATGTAAACAAAAAAATGCACGTTCAATGCATTTTTTTATAACTGTAACATTTTTGTTACAGTATTAACCAAATAGATCCTCAAGATTCACAGATGGTTCTATTCTCCAACCAATTGCCTCGAGAATCGGCTCCAATGGCGATATGAATACTTTTTCGAATTGCATATCATAATTAATACTATTATGTAGATTAAATTCTGGTGGTAAATAGTCTTTAAATGCAATTACATTTTCCCGTAAGATATTTGGTAATTTTAGATAAACGAATTTGATTTTATCGCCAGATTTTATTAACTCATACTTGTTTTCAAGTCCATTATCTTTTATCATTTTATTATAAAGCAAAGCCGCACGAATATGAATAGGTGTACCTTTACGATAAATATTTCCACGATCACTAAATTTATTAATTTCAGTTGTACCTCTTGGAAAAGCAATTTCTTCTACTGATAATTTTTTAAATTCAGATTTAGTATTAGCAATAAATTGTTGTGTTCGAGTTTCTGATCCATCAATTAGAACTTTAAAAGACTCTTTTAGTTTTTCTCTAATTGCATATGGTGTACTTGATTGAATTGCTTGAATACCCATAATTTTTAATTTGGGTTTTGTATATTGAACACCTTCATTATTATGAACATTTAAGATATAACGTTTTTTTGCAGTCCATATACCTTTATCTGCAATCACTTCACGTCCCATCCACATACGTTGCTCATATCCATTTGTCTGTTCAAATAATTGAGTATATGCACGCGCAATAACATTTTCAAAATGTTCAGAACATGTTTTATCGAGAAAATTAATAGGATCTTTTGGAGAGAATTTTTGTACCCAATCATCAAAGTTAATATAAACAGAGTCTGTATCAATAGCAATTACATAATCTTTTTTATTTTCTAAGAGTCTATTGAGTTCATTATTTATTGCCCTTTCTGCTGTTTTAATCGCCAATTGACCTGTTAGAGTAATAGCAGAAGCCATATTAATATCATAATACCTAAAGTATTTTGAACCGAGTGCACCATATAAACTATTCAATAGGATTTTTGTTGCCATTTGTGAGTTGTTTAATTTTACAATTTCTGCTTCAAGTTCAGGTGTTGGTTTTTTTTCATAATCTTGTTCACAAGCTAACATAATCTTTTTAATGGATTTACGTTCATTATAATAGTCAATAATGATTTCTGGAATAATTCCACGTTTTTCTTTTGAATACATTGTACCATTTGCAGTGCATGTATATTCGTCACTTGGTCGTTTATTTCCATCAAGATAATATTGAACTAGATCATTATATCCTTCTTTGCCATCAATCAATGTTTCTGGACTAATATTATATTGAACAATAATATTTGGATATAGTGAATTTAGATCGAATGATGCTACATTATTATAAAGACCGGGGATTGGTTCTTTTACATAACCACCAGGATATTGACTTCCAATATTTTGTTTTAATGGCATTGGCACAATATTTTTTGTTGCCATTTTACGATAGATAATCGAATCCCAAATTGAAGTTGTGCCAAATGTATCAGTAAAATTAACTCCAGCTTTATAAGCCATTGTAATTGCCAAAGCAATCAATTTCATCTTATCATCAATACGTCCAACAAGTTGAACGTCTTTAATATTATAATCAATAAATTTTTGATAGTCATTGAGATATAAACTATGAAGTGAACCATGTTCTTCGTAAGAGAGTTTCTTTTCATCAAGAACAACCGATGAAATATTATCAAGTGAATATGACTCTTGTGGACCATATGTATAATTGAATTTTTGAAAGAGTTTCAAATAATCAAGAGTTTGAATGCCAGAAATATCATATTTAATATTTGAAATACCATAACGATTTACTGTCTGAGCATTAATTAATTTCCAAGGAGAATAATCTTGACCTCTACTTTCACCAAGAACTTTAATAGTACGATTAATAAGATATGGAATATCAAAAAACTCAATATTCCAACCTGTTAAAGCATCGGGAGTATGATTAGGATTGTTCCACCAATCAAGAAATTTGGCAAGTAGATCAGCTTCTGATTTACATTTTACGTAACGAAATTTTTCTACTGGGCATTTAGTTTCATCGTAATTACCAAGACCCCAAATGTAATAAGTATTATCATTACTTGTATGAGCGGTAATACTTATTACTTCGCAATCAGCTTTATCTGGTGTTGGAAAACCATCATTAGAAGCAACCTCAATATCAAAATTAACCACATTAATTTTTGATATATCAAATGAGATGTCTTTTGGAAAACGACGAGTAATGAATTGATGGATATAATTTGTTGTACCATATATATCCCAAACATCACCATATTGTGTTATAAAATCTTTTGCTTCACGCATAGACTCAAATTGCATTGATTTAAGATTTTTACCATCCATAGATTTAAATTGAGATGGCTCTGATATGCAAACATATAAATGAGGCTTAAATTTAATTTTTTCTTTTACAATATTACCATTAAGATCGCGGCCGCGATAAAGAATTGAATTGCCGAATCGATTGACTGATGTATACATATTACCTCACAAGTTATAGAAAACATTATATATTAATTATTGTAAAATGTAAATAGTTTTATATTTTTAATAACAATAAAATTCCTGGAGCACAGATACCTTTATGATTACATGTATAAAATAAATATTGTGGATTCATTTCTTCATTCATATAACCAGATTCTTTAATTGCTTTACGTACTTCATGAAGTTCCACATTATCAAAAAGAAGATATTTTGGTTTTATTTTTTTCGCATACTCAATATCAATTTTAACCTTATCATACCGATGTGATCCATCAATGAACATAAGATCAATATTAGTTGGAATAACTGGATATTCATTAATTGCATATGGTCGAAATTCAAATCTTTTACCAAATCGTTCACTTACTTTAATATAAGATGTACGAGCAAAAGAACCTGGATCATAAGATATAAGTTTTGATTGAGGCCAAATGTTAAGCATTGTTGTAGCAGAGTGACCAGCAAAAAAACCAATTTCTAAAATATTAGTAGGATTCACTTGCTGTTGAATTATTTTCCAACAAGAATAAACTGAATCATTATTTGGATCGAGGAAACCCCATCCTTGTCCATTATATCTTTCACCTGGTTTTTCAGGATTTGGCCTGGCCAAAAAATTAGTATTCACATTTTTCATAAAAAATATTAATTATTTAACCCAATATTGTATTTACTTTTTAGATTCCAATTAACCTTATCTTTAAAAGGTATAATTTTAATTTGTCTTAATGGTGCCATTAGATTAATAATTTGTTTTGGCTCTACTATTTGTATAAGACCCCAATCGCTTAATAATTGAGCAATTGTATTTCTTCGTGCAATATCATTTTCAGTTATATTTGAAACTTTACCATCAAGCAAAAAGAGTTCTTTAAAATGTATAATATAATAACGACCTTGTTTATGTAAGATATGAACACTTTGATAGAGTGAATTATCTTTTTTAGACGCAACACCTATACGTGTAAGAGTTTCTATTATTTTAAGAAAGTCGTTTGGTTCGTTTAAAGTAATCTCCAACATTTCTGCAGGAGTCCAATTGAATTTTTTATTTTGTTGTAGATCTTGTTCCACCTTCGCGCATCCTATGCTTCAATTCTTCTATTTGTTCATCAGTGAATAAATTTACAACTTGTCTTGCTTTATCAATAGAATAGTTATAATACCTTTTAATCACATCAATCTTAGAAAAAATGTCGGCTTTCATAAATTTACTAAACCGTTTTCTTTTTCTTATACTATTTATAAAAAAGTCGTATTTTAAACGGTTATCAAGATTATGATATAAATTCATTTCATTTGCAAGAAAGATCGTATCGGTAAAGTAAGATAGTGATCGATTGATGATATATGAGTTATAACCTTTTTCAGCATCTTCATCGACCATAATATCTTCTTTGGTCATATTGATTGAATTGAGATAGTCAAAGGGATTCATATTATTTCCACCTTGCATTACCCATTATTTCAGTAAGACACGCAACTATATTGAGTTCGTGGTCTGCAACAAACGTATCTTTCCATTGATAATCAGCAAGTATAACAACAATTTGTGGAATGGATTCAGGTATAAGATATTGCGATGCACTATCATAAATTTTTCTAAAAATAACTTGTGACTCAATATCAATATTATTAACAACCCATTTGCGCATATCTTTAAAATTTTTATTTTGAAGAGCTTTCATCAATACATCAAAATTATCAGTATCCATATTAATTGGTGACATATCTTTATAACCAGTCATACCAATTTTTTGTATTTCATTTAAAACACGACGCCAATCTGGGAAATGTTTTTCAATTAATGCAACACATCCAGCATTATCAATATCAAGTTTTTCAACCTTAATAATTTCTTTTAATCGAAGAAAAAACGCATGAGCTAATTTTGCTTTTTCACCATTTGGAATATTGAACTCAATAACAGAACATCTAGAATGTAATGGTTTAATAATACGATTTTTAAAATTACAAGTAAGAATAAATCGACAATTATTTGAAAACTCTTCAATAAAGCCACGCAATGCTGGTTGTGTTGATTGAGGATTTAAATAATCTGCTTCATCAAGTATAATTACTTTATAGCCACCCATAAGAGATACAGATGAAGCAAATTGTTTAATCTTACCACGAAGAGTATCGATATTGCCTTCTTCAGAACCATTAATCATTAAATAATCAAGTTGAAGTTGATTGCATAAAGCTTTTGCTACGGTTGTTTTACCAACACCCGCAGAACCACTAAAAATCATATTTGGAATTTCACCAGATTTGATTATTGACTCAAATGTTTTAGTAATATCTTTTGGTAAAATACAATCAGATATAGTTTGTGGTCGATATTTTTCGACATAAAGAAAATTGTCACTAGACATGATAGCCTTTTCATAATATAATAGTTAGTATTATTGTGTATTCTGTTGTGCTCGTTCTTCACATATAGAAATTATTTGAACACATTGATCTCGCAATTGACCAATTGTACTTAGTTCTTCACCTTTAAAACCGCCACGAGTTGTCAATGTATCAATTACTGCAATACCTGAACGTGCAACACGATTTGATAGATTATAGATAATATCTTCTGTTTCTTTATCTTTAGCCATTTTTACCTCTATTTGTTAAATGTTGATTTTGATTTTTCAAGAGCAATCCAATAACTTAGATTACTATTATTAATATGAGCAATGAGTTTTTCAAGAATATTCACTTGATATGTTTGTCCAGAAAGAATTTTAAGATTTGCAATGTTTAATACTAAATTAAACTCGTTAATATTAGCTTGAGCAGGTACATCAATAGCAAAGCTATTTGCTGTTGTATTTGAACAATCACTTACCGACAAAGAGACA